GACACGGACTTCTAAGAAGCCACTGAGCACAGCACAGGTCGGACTCAAGTACGGGTTCCGATCTGGTCTGGAAGAGAGAATCGCAGAAGACCTCACATCGAAAGGTGTGGGGTTTTCTTTTGAGGAATTGGTTATCCCCTATGTGAAACCAGAGAAACCCGCGAAGTACACTCCAGACTTTGTGCTGCAGAACGGCATCATTATCGAGAGCAAGGGACGCTTCCTCACAGAGGACCGTCAGAAACACCTGCTCGTCCAGAAACAACACCCTGAGTACGACATCCGTTTCGTATTCTCAAACTCCAAAACCAAGATCAGCAAGCGTAGTCCTACGACATACGCCATGTGGTGCGACAAGAACAACTTCAAGTACGCAGACAAGGAGATTCCTGATGCCTGGCTGAAGGAAAAGAACAATGGCATACAAAGCTAACACAAAGAAACGAGAGAAGACCGACTTCATCGCCATTCATTGCAGTGCTACAGCCAACCAGAACTTTGGGGCTGCAGACATCGACAAGTGGCACCGTAAGAACGGCTGGGCCTGTATCGGATATCACTATGTGATCCGCCGAGATGGCACCGTGGAGGAAGGCCGGGAAGAGAGTGTGATTGGTGCCCATGTGGCAGACTGGAACGCAGTCTCTCTGGGTATCTGCATGGTCGGTGGCGTGAGTGCCGATGACCACACCAAGGCTCAGAACAACTTCACCAAGGAACAGTTTGCTTCACTGAAGGAACTGCTGGTGGATCTGAAGACCCGCTACCCCAACGCTAAGATTCAGGGACACCGAGATTTCCCTAAGGTAGCCAAGGCCTGCCCATCGTTTGATGTGGCTGAGTGGCTGAAGGTTGCACAATTGGATACCTAAACATTTTCAACTTGGAGTTTTATGCGAGTACTCGTTGCCTGCGAATATAGCGGGGCAGTTCGTGATGCGTTTATTGCAAAAGGTCATGAAGCTCTGAGTTGCGACCTGTTACCGACAGACAGCCCAGGTCCCCACTATCAGGGTGATGTCATGGACATCATCAACGATGGCTGGGATCTCATGGTGGCACACCCACCGTGTACCTACCTGTCAGTCTCTGGAATGCACTGGACGACCAGAGGTCTTCGAGATCCCAAGCTGACCGAAGATGCTCTGGACTTTGTGAGGCTGCTTCTCGACGCTCCCATCCCACGGATAGCCTTGGAGAATCCTGTCTCAGTGATCTCCAGCCGTATCCGAAAGCCTGACCAGATCATCACGCCCTACATGTTTGGCCACGATGCCAGCAAGAAGACATGCCTGTGGCTGAAGAACCTGCCGCCTCTCAAGTCAACCCTCATAGTTGAACCACGCATTGTCGATGGCAAGAAGCGGTGGGGGAACCAGACTGACAGCGGTCAGAACAAGCTGGCACCATCGGCTGACCGTTGGAAAATTCGAAGCGAGACCTACCGTGGTATTGCTGAAGCTATGGCCTCTCAGTGGGGCAATTAACCGAAAGATTTATGGATAAGGACGAAAGTACATTTCTGAGACACATCCCCTGTGAGAACTGCGGCTCGTCCGATGCCAACTCTTTGTACTCGGATAACCACCAGTTCTGCTTTGCCTGCAACACACACGTCAAGGGTGACGGTACATGCACGGACACACCAGTACAAAGCGACAAGAAGGAACGAGGATTGATCTCTGGGTCATACCAGGACCTGATCAAGAGAGGTATCCGCGAGGACACCTGCAGGAAATTTGGCTACCAGGTTGGAGAGTACCAAGGGCGCACTGTCCAGATTGCACCGTACTACGATGCGAGTGGAACCCTTATTGCCCAAAAGATCCGTACCCCGAATAAGGACTTCTCTGTCCTCGGCAGTATCAACACTGCCCAGCTATTCGGAGCGCAACTGTGGAACTCCGGGAAGAAGATCGTCATCACTGAGGGTGAGATCGATTGCCTGACCGTGAGTCAAGTGCAGGGCAACAAGTGGCCAGTGGTCTCCGTACCTAACGGGGCCAGCGGTGCCAAGAAGGCCATCCAGAAGAACCTGGAGTACCTCAACCAGTTTGAGGAAGTCATCTTCATGTTCGATCAGGACGAGCCGGGGAAGAAGGCCGCTGCTGAATGCGTGGAACTCTTCGAGGCAGGCAAGGCCAAGATCGCTTCGCTGCCCTTCAAGGATGCCAATGAGTGCCTCCAGAAGGGCCAGCCTGAGGCCATCGTTTCCGCAATGTGGAATGCCAAGGCCTACCGACCTGATGGAATCCTGGCAGGTGAGGATCTCTGGGCTGAGGTCTCCTCCAACGAGGTGATCCCCTCGGTACCCTACCCATGGGAAGGCCTCAACAAGATCACCCACGGTGCCCGTAAGGGTGAGCTGGTGACCATGACTGCAGGCTCCGGTGTGGGCAAGTCAGCCATTGTCCGGGAGATCGCCCACCACCTCATCAAGTCCGGTGAGACAGTCGGTATGATCATGCTGGAAGAGAACCCTAAGCGTACTGCTCTGGGTCTCATGGGTATCGAACTCAACAAACCGCTCCATCTGAGCAGAGAGGGTGTCAGTGAAGCTGATATTAAAGACTCTTTTGAAAAGACTGTTGGTAGTGGCCGTGTGTATCTTTACAATCACTTTGGTTCTAGCGACATCGATAACCTTGTTTCACGAGTTCGGTTCCTCGCTAAAGGCTGTGGTTGCAACTGGATTGTATTGGACCATCTCTCTATCGTTGTTAGCGGTCTTGGTGATGGAGACGAGAGGCGGCTCATCGACAACGCTATGACATCCCTTCGCACCTTGGTCGAAGAGACTGGGGTAGGGATGTTCCTCGTGTCACACCTCAAGCGTCCTTCGGATGGCAAGGGGCATGAGGAGGGGGCTAAGACTTCACTGTCCCAGCTCCGTGGCTCAGCCGCTATTGGCCAGCTCAGTGACATGGTCATTGGTCTGGAGCGCAATCAGCAAAGTGACAATCCCAACGTAACAACTCTGCGTATCCTGAAGAACCGCTTTAGTGGTGAGACCGGGCAGGCAGGGTATTTGAACTATGACAGAGAAACCGGACGACTGTCTGAAACAACAGGGGACTTTGTGGACGAGACTGGCAACGAGTTCTAACCTCATTGTCATTCTCGCAGCCATTGCAGACATCGTCCTCATCATCAACGTAATTCATCATTGGTAACCCATGACACAGAACGACATCATTCTCCACCACCTATATCGCTCGGGCAGCATTTCGCAGCGTGAGGCACTGATCGACTACTCGATCCAGTCCCTGACCAAACGTATCAGCGAGTTGCGTGACGAAGGTTTCAAGATTCAGACTCAGCACAAGAAGCATCCTGTGACTGGCCAGCGTTACGCTCGGTACGTCTTGAAGAAGTAATAGTTTCGGAAGCACTGAGCAAGCTCAGAGGCATGCAAAGCGTTATGTAACTACCACAATAAACCGTAATCAATTGTAAGGCGTGTTGATGGGTAGCATATAGTGCTCGTGCTTCCACCTTCTTGTGGGTGGCGTGGCCAGCGGCTGAGGTAACTCGGTGTCGCAGTAACACCCACATTTTATTTATCAGCTAGTCGAAAGGGACAGCGTGGCACTTATATTTGATTTGGAAACAGATGGATTGCTGGATGAAGTAAGCAAAATTCATTGCCTAGTGATGAAAGATACAGAGACTGGTAAGGTCTCCCATTACGTTGCTGGCACTTACATTAATCACGGGCTTGAACGGTTGATGCAAGCCGACCTGATCGCAGGCCACAATGTCATCAAGTATGATATACCAGTGATCCAGAAGCTATACCCGTGGTTCACTATTGATCCAACCAAGGTCCTCGATACCCTAGTTGCTACGCGACTGATCTGGGCCAACATCAAGGACACAGACAACGTCCTCCTCAAGCAGGAGAAACTCCCCGGCAAACTCTTCGGGTCTCACTCACTGGCTGCTTGGGGCTATCGCCTCGGCAACTACAAGGGTGACTACTCGGGTGGCTGGGAGACGTTCTCTCAGGAGATGCTGGACTACTGCGTCCAAGACGTGGAGGTCACTGCCTCCCTGTACCAGAAGATCATCGACAAGAATTATGCACAGCAGGCTTTGGACCTAGAGCACCAAGTGGCTTGGCTCATGGCTAAGCAGGAACGCAACGGCTTCCACTTCGATATGAAGAAAGCCGCTGAACTCTTGGCCACCTTGGTCCAACGGAGGGGGGAGCTGGAGAGGGAACTCAAAGAGTACTTCGGCTCTTGGGAGGTACAGCTCCCCGACTTCGTACCTGCTCGTGACAACAAGACCCTCGGGTACAAGAAGGGAATCCCTGTCAAGAAGATCAAGACAGTGGAGTTCAACCCTTCCTCCCGTGACCACATCGCAGACAGACTGATCACCCTCTACGGGTGGAAGCCTGTGGATTTCACTGAGGGTGGCAAACCCATGGTGGATGAAGTGGTGCTGGGGAAACTCAGCTACCCACCCTGCAAGCAGCTAACCGAATATCTCCTTGTCCAGAAGCGCATCTCTCAACTCAATGAGGGTGGTCAAGCATGGATGAAATGCGAAAAGAAAGGGAAGATCCATGGGTCTATTAACCCAAATGGAGCGGTCACTGGACGAGCTACTCACAGCTACCCGAATATTTCTCAAGTGCCTGCTTCTAGTTCTCCTTATGGGCATGAGTGCCGTGCTCTTTTTACTGTGCCTGATGATTGGCTCTTGGTGGGGGCAGATGCTTCTGGCCTAGAGCTGAGGTGCCTAGCACACTTCATGGCCAAGTGGGACGGCGGTAAGTATGCGGAGATCCTGTTGGGTGGTGACATCCATACGGAGAACCAGAAAGCCGCTGGCCTCTCTACCCGTAACCAAGCAAAGACATTTATTTATGCATTCCTCTATGGAGCAGGAGACGCAAAGATCGGCTCCATTACTGGTGGAGCTGCAAGTGAGGGACGGAAGCTCAAGCAAAAGTTTCTACGCTCGTTGCCAGCCCTTGGACGATTGGTTGAGGCTGTCCAATCTGCTGCTAAGCGAGGCTACCTCGTGGGGCTGGATGGGCGGCACATACACGTTAGAAGTTCACACGCTGCACTGAACACTCTCCTGCAGGGTGCCGGGGCATTGGTCTGCAAGAAGTGGCTGGTCCTCCTAGAGGAACACCTCCAGGCTGCAGGCCTCAAGCATGGGTGGGACGGGGACTACGCCTTCTGTGCATGGTCTCACGACGAATGCCAGATCGCCTGCAGAACCCCAGAGATCGCCTCGGCTGTCCGCAAGATGGCTGAGGACTGTGTGCTCAAGGCAGGGGAGTACTTCGACTTCCGCTGCCCCACTGCAGGAGAGTCCAAGGTTGGAAAGACCTGGGCTGACACCCATTGATGAACCGCAAGACTACCAACGAGATCCTTCACAGGGTTTACCGTAGTGGCCTCTCCCTGCAATCGGAGATGGCCCGACAGTTCGACCAAGAGATCGCCGCTATGGCATCTCTTGGATTGATCACAACAAAAGTAGCCCCACACCAGTACGGGCGAATATGGCGAATAACGGAGGAGGGTCTGGGACTTCTCCGTGAAGAAGGATATCTATGAGTGAAGAGATTGAACAGCAGGATGACGTTCAAGAACTGTTAGATTACAAAGTGTACCGACCTGAGAACCTCGTGTTCATGGGCCGCAACATCACCGTGCAGTTTCTTGAAGAGGGTCCATGGGGTTCCGATGCCTTTGGTGATTTCTATGCCAAGGAACAACGCATCCGAATCTTGGAAGGCCTGACACCCGTCGAAGAGATGGACACCTTCCTGCACGAAGTGATTCACATGATCATGTATTACATGCGTATCATGATGGGTCAGGTGGACGA